ATCATTAATTGATGATAGTGTTTATAAATTTGTAATGGAAAACAAAGAATCTTTGGATAGTGCAATTGTAATGGACAGAGATTTGGATTTTGATTATTTTGGTTTTAAAACATTAGAAAGATCGTATCTTCTAAAGATTGGGGAAAGAGTTGTAGAGAGACCTCAATATCTATATATGAGAGTTGCAGTTGGTATTTGTAAAGGTAATTTGGATGAAGCGTTACGTATCTATGATGACCTGTCACAACACATGTATACACACGCTACCCCAACGTTATTTAATGCGGGTACACACAGACCACAAATGTCTTCATGTTTCTTAATTGGTAACAAAGGGGATGATATTGATGGTTTATTTGATACAATTAAAGATGTTGCCAAAATATCTAAATGGGCTGGTGGTATTGGTCTTCACGTTCACGATGTAAGAGCTAAAGGTGCATACATTAAAGGAACGGGCGGTCAATCAGATGGTCTACTACCGATGATGAAAACATATAACGAAGTTGCACGTTGGATTAATCAAGGTGGTAAACGTAAAGGTTCATTCGCGGTTTATTTAGAACCATGGCACGCAGATATTTTCGAATTTATTGATTTAAGAAAAAATCACGGTAAAGAAGAAATGAGAGCGAGAGATTTGTTCTTGGCAATGTGGACTCCTGATTTATTTATGCAACGTGTTGAACAAGATGGTGATTGGACATTATTTTCACCAGATGAGGCGGTTGGATTATCAGACGTATACGATACGCCTGAAGAAAAAAACTTCACAAAATTATATGAATCGTATGAACAACAAGGTTTAGGTAGAAAAACAGTTAAGGCAAGAAAATTGATGGATGCAATTTTAACCGCTCAAATTGAAACAGGTACACCATACATGTTATATAAAGATGCAGCTAACTACAAGTCAAATCAAAAGAATTTAGGTACAATTAAATCATCCAACTTATGTACAGAAATTATTGAATATAGTTCACCAACAGAACAAGCGGTTTGTAATTTGGCGTCTATTGCATTACCAAAATATATTATTGATGGAACATTTAACCACGATTTACTATACGCAAACACGTACCAAGTGGTTAAAAATTTAAATAACGTAATTGATTTAAATTTTTACCCAACTGAAGAAACCAAACGATCTAACTTTAAACATAGACCAATTGGTTTAGGTGTACAAGGATTGGCTGATGTATTTTGTTTACTTAAGTTACCATTTGAATCTGAAGAGGCTGATAAATTACAAACAGACATATTTGAAACGATTTATTTCGCGGCAATGACGTCATCAAAAGATTTATCAAAAGAATTTGGTCCATACGAATCAATTGCAGGATCACCCATTGAAAAAGGTATTTTCCAATTTGAAATGTGGGGTAAAAATGAAAAAGAATTATCAGGACGTTGGGATTGGAAAAAATTAAGAAAAGAGGTTGTCAACTATGGTGTTAGGAATTCATTATTAATGGCTCCAATGCCAACAGCGTCCACAGCTCAAATTCTTGGAAACAATGAAGCGTTCGAACCATTTACAACCAATTTATATTCTCGTAGAACTTTAGGTGGTGAATTTATTGTAATAAATAAACATTTAGTAAATGAGTTATTAAAATTTGATTTATGGAATGATACAATTAAAAACAAATTAATCATTGAAAATGGATCAATTCAAAACATTCCTGAAATTCCAACAGATATAAAAGAAATATATAAGACCGTTTGGGAAATGTCTCAAAAAAGAATCTTACAAATGGCGGCGAATAGAAGTGTGTTTATTGATCAATCACAATCGTTGAATTTATTTGTCGATAATGCAACTAAACCTAAATTATTAGCCGCACATTTATTTGGGTGGAAATTGGGACTAAAAACAGGTATGTATTATTTAAGAACAAGAGCAGCGGTAGACGCGTTAAAAGGGTTGGGTATTGATACCTCATCAACAAAAACAAACGATACCACACCTTCGATAAATAACGTAGAGGTTCCAACAAATAACACACTAATAAGTGAGCAAACTCCTGAATTGGTTATGTTGACACAAAGACCAGACGATTCACCTTTTGAGTGTGAAGGGTGTGGATCTTAAGATAATGGGTGGCTCCCTCAAAGCAACGCTGTCGTTAAGGCGTACCTTAAGCATCCATGACTTATAATACAGGGGGCGAACAATAAGTCACTATTAATTATCACGACACTTTTTAAGACCTAAAGTCTTAATTAATGTCGTGATTTTTATTTATTATCATTTTAGTATTGTTTATATTTATTGTTATGGCAGTAAAGTACGGAATTGATTTTCCATTCAGAGACAGTGATCGAGGTGATTTTGTTAAAATGACAGAAACACCCGAAAGAGAGGTTAGAGCAAATTTAATCCACCTAATTTTAACAAGAAAGGGTACGAGATATTATTTGCCCGATTTCGGAACAAGACTATACGAATACATCTTCGAACAAAATGATGTGGTAAGTTTTAACTTAATTGAGGAAGAAATTAGAGATAGTGTTAAAAAATACATTCCAAACTTAGACATTAATAATATCGACGTTATGTCTGCTGAAGATGATCCCGACGATATTAAAACATACTCACAAAATGAGGACGAAAGATTATTTAGAGTATCAGACGCATCGAATAAACCATACACCGCAAAAGTGAAAATTGATTACACAGTTAACAATGGTGCATTTTCATCTTCGGATTTTATAATTATTAACATATAATATGTCAAAGAAAATTACATACGCAACTAGAGATTTTGCAGGATTAAGACAAGAGTTGGTTAATCTAACTAACGATTATTATCCTGATTTGGTTAAAAACACCAATGATGCATCCATATTTTCGGTTCTTTTGGATTTAAATGCGGCGGTTGCCGATAACTTACACTTCCACATCGATAGAGTTTGGCAAGAAACTATGTTGGATTTTGCACAACAAAAACAATCCTTATTTCACATTGCAAAAACATATGGATTAAGAATTCCGGGTACAAGACCGTCGGTGGCGTTGTGTGATTTCTCTATCAATGTACCTGTTAGTGGTGATAAAGAAAAAACTGAATACTTAGGTATTCTTAGGGCTGGTGCACAAGTATCTGGTGGTGGACAAATCTTCGAAACCGTTGAAGATATCGACTTCTCAAATCCATTTAACAGTAAAGGTGAACCAAATAGATTAAAAATCCCAAATTTTGACGGAAATAATAAATTGATATCATATACCATCACTAAGAGAGATGCGGTTGTAAACGGTGTTACAAGGATTTTTAGAAGGGTAATTAGTGATGTAGATCAGAAACCATTTTTAAAACTTTATTTACCTGAACAAAACGTATTGGGTATTGTTTCTGTAATTCACAAAGAAGGTACAAATTTCGGATCAAACCCAACATCGACAGAGTTTTCGTCATCATCAAACAAATGGTATGAGGTTAAATCTTTAGTACAAGATAAAGTTTTCATATCGGACCCAACAAAAGTCTCTGACACAAATAATTTCAAACCTGGAAAATATATACCAGTTTCTAATAAATTCATGACCGAATATACCCCTGAGGGATATTTTTCAATGACGTTTGGATCAGGCACAGTAAATCCATTAGATAATTTGGATAACTACATCACAGGTAATTTAAAAGTAAATTTGGGGTCTTATTTAAATAACATGTCTTTAGGTGCTTTACCAAAAACAAACAGTACTTTATTTGTGAAATATAGAATTGGTGGTGGTAAAGATACTAACTTAGGTGTGAATGTTATTAATAGTATTGATAACATCGAATTTAACGTAAATGGTCCGGTTAGTTCTGTTAACAATCAAGTGATTCAATCACTTAGAGTTACAAATGTTACACCTGCAATTGGTGGATCAGATCAACCAACTATAGAGGAAATTAGAAATATGATCTCTTATAATTTTGCAGCACAAAACAGAGCGGTAACGTTAAATGATTACAAATCTTTAATTGAAAATATGCCATCTACATTTGGTGCACCTGCAAAAGTAAATGTAATGGAGGAAGATAATAAAGTAAAAATTAAATTATTATCATATGACGATCGAGGTAATTTGTCAAGTATAGTATCTAATACCTTAAAAAATAATGTCACCGAATATCTTTCAGAATATAGAATGATTAATGATTTCTTAGAAATCGAAAGTGGTGAAGTAATTGATTTAGGGGTTGAAATTGATATTATTGGTAATAGAAACGACATCGAAAGTGAGATTATAAAAAATACGATCCAAAGTGCCATTAATTTCTTTGCAATTGAAAAAAGAAAAATGGGAGATCCATTATTTGTTGGTGAATTGTTTAAAGAAATTGGTAGTTTACCGGGTGTAGTTAGTGTTGTTGAGATCAGAGTTTTCAATAAAGTCGGTGGAGAATATTCGACATATGAAGTGTCACAAGCGTATTCAGACAGCACAACTAAAGAAATTCAACAATCAGATATGACTATTTTTATGAAATCTAATCAAATTTTTCAAGTTAGGTTCCCAAATAAAGACATTAAAGTTCGAATAAAACCATTAATATCGACTACATTCTAAATTGTTTTTTACTTATATTAATAGAAAATATCTTGCTTTCTATTTATTAAAAGAATGGTACAAAAACATAGAATAACAACAAATATCGGTGAGGATCAATTTCTTAAAGTAGAACTCAAACAAGACTTCGATTTATTAGAAATATTATCCTTAAAATTCACACAAAAAAACGTATACACATCCCTTTGCTCGGATTACGGTGTTGTTTGTGGTAGAATCAATGTTAACAATGGATTGGGAATACCAAACGCCAGGGTTTCAATTTTCATCCCACTTGATGATACCGATGCCGATGATCCGGTAATCTCAACATTATACCCATA